AATGGTAGTCAAGGGGTTCTTGCTCCTGCTGGATCCCAGATGCGACTGATCGTTATGGGTGTCATCTCCAACTTGGACGACACCGGCTCGGATCGGGTGGCAGCGGTTCGCACTGAGAATGAGTTCCAGGTCACGGGAAGAATCACGGACTGGTATCAAGCCGGCAACAACCCCGACACGGATCTGGATAAGGACGGCGTACCGGACCTTGTGCAGGAATTCAGGGGCCAGTTCCCCGCGGCTGAAGCCGGTCAGTACATCAAGAAGGCCCGAGACCTGTGGCGAACCTGGCAACTCGACGTGGTTGAGTCGGAGGAGGCCCAGAGGGAGTGGGCGGACTCTCTCTACGCCATGAGAACAGCCACCAACGACGATGCCCGAAAGACCATCTACCAAGGCGTGGTTGAAGCCGTCATTGGCGGACGGCTCATGGCCAGCCGAATCTCTGAGATCGCGGGCGAACTGGGGACTGAAGCCAAGTACGACGAGTGGCGAACACACCCGGAGTATCTAGCAACCCAAGACGCCATCTCAGACCAGGTCATGTCCGTAATTAGTGCCGGAGAAAGGCCCGGTATTGGAGGGGCACTATTCACTCGCCCCGAGTTTGCACAAATCGAAATAGGACTCGACCGACTGCTCTCCAACATGGATAGAGAGTGGCGGACTTGGTACAGACAAGACGTCATTCAAAATGCGATCTCTGAAGGCGAGCGAGACTACGTCTTTGAACAGAGCCAGCGAGCCGTTGAAGACATCCGCCGCAGGTACTGGACCGCCGCCCGCAACCTAGTCGCCGAGGTCATTGGCAACGAGAAGGCGACAGAAATCCTGACAGACCAGGCGTGGCCCGAGAACTACCCAGACCAGGTTGATGTGGAAGCCCCATACTGGGCGCAACCCGCAACCCCATAAGGAATCCACATGCCACTTCCAGATGATTCCCAACAGATTCCACCAGTAGAGCCCCAGGCTCTGCCACCGGACGAATCGATCGAAACCCCGGCAACCGAGGCGACCGTGATTCCCGAGGGGGATCCTGCGCCGGAGGGGACCGAGGAGCTCGCGGGAATCATGGAGGAGGCGGGACCGCCTGAGGCCGAGGCTCCACCGCCGACACAGCCTGAGGTCGGGGATATGCAACTCACCGTCCCCGACGCAGCCGAACCGACCGACACCGGCGCGAAGGTCTGGACTGGAGAACAGTGGGTTGAGAAGCCCAAGCCATCGGCCCCACCAGAACCACCCGTCGAACCACCCACGGCGGAAGAAACCGAAGTGAACAGTTGGCTCAACAGCAACTTCTTCGGCGATCCCATCAACGATGGCGCGGGAGATCCCGCAGAACCGGACGCGCCACCGGGGGTTCACTACACCAGACGAATCGCAGAGTACACGCCGGGGGTTTCGGAACTCGCTGCCATCCTGCAGGGTGTTCACGAAGGCGTCGTCCTGACCCCGTACAACATCGGCGTAATGGGCAGCGTGGCTAGTGGATCCGCACTTGGCTTGGACCTGCAGGCCGGGGCCGATCTGATGGGGACAGTGGAAATGCCCAATGGCTGGACCCACTTCCTCAAGAAGACCACAACCTTCCTCACCACGTTCGGGATGGGCCGTGGCATGGTGGGTGCGAGAGCCGCCGCTGGCCCCGCCGCAAGGCGAGCCGGTCTCGCCAGGCGGGCCGCCGGCTTCAGCCGAAACTGGGTGGCACCGGGTGTCTACGCGGACATGATCACATGGGACCCAGCCGAGGGAAACCTCCACACGATGTTGCTCGGTGTTTGGCAGGACACCGAAGCCCTGGCGGGACTCCGAGAGTCCGTCCCAGGCATGGGTGCCTACCTCGAGTTCATGGACAGCAGTCGAGTCGTCCGCGATCCAGTCACGGGTGAGCTCTACCCAGGCGCGTACTTCGAGTCCCGCGCCCTGAATGCACTCGAGGGCATCGAACTCTCTGTAGCCCTGGAAGGCATCTTCGGGATCATTGGTGGCGGGATCCGTGGTGCCCGTGGGATCGGCCCCGAGATGGGGGAGGTTGTCGGTGAAGTAACGCGAACGGGACTCGCGGGAGAAATAGAGCTGGCTCGTGCCATACCGGAATCGGTACTCCCCAGATTCCTAGAAAGCCCACTCGTACAAGGTGACCTGAAGAAGGTCATTGCCAACGGGATTGCCCGTGGCCGAATGCTCCAAGGACTGATTGACGAAGGCAAACCCATGGAGGAGGCGGTTCGGATGGTAGATACCGCGATCCCCCGCGCCCAGGGAGCCCAACGAGACTTTCATATCCACGCCGCCATGCAAGAGTTCAACGTGGACGAGTCCACCGCCAGGGCAGTGTTCGACATGGTCGATCTTGTGGGGGCTGAGAGCGAGGCCCTCTTCTTTCCAGTGCGGGGCGGCGAAGCAGCCATCGACACTCAGAGCCTGCGAACTCTCATGCAGCGCGTAGTCAACACGCTGCCAAACCGTGTTCAGGAACAGGCCGCATACGCACTTGGCCGAGCCTGGGCAAGGGGTAAGGTCAGCACCAAGGCGGACGCCGTGGAGTGGCTCTCTCAACGCGCCAGGTTCACGCAAGATCGGCCAGCCACGGCGGCTGGTCCAGGTGGCCCGTGGCTCGGGAAAAAGGAGCTGATAAACAATGTGATCGCCCGCGCCCAATTTCTCCGGGCTAAAGAAGCCCAACTGATGGTGCAGGGGAGACGTGGAACACCCTTCCAGTTCTCACCCTCCTCCATCCGAACCAGAATGGACGAGCAGAGACTCATAGATGAGCTGCTTCCCATGGCCCATGAGGGCGGGGTTGCTCGCTACTGGTACGAAGACAGCAGCGAATGGATCCTTCAACTCACTGGCGAGGCCGGGCTTCCGCCCGCCCAACGGGTTGAATCGAAGAGGTTGGCCACACTCTTGGCCATCACCTCCCAGGCCACCGGACTGGAGTCGAACTGGCACGCCACCGTTCAAATGTGGCACGCGAACAGGGCTGGCCAGCCCTTCTTCACAGGCCGCCCCGACCCAATCAAACGCCCCAACTTTGGTGGTAAATTCCAGTTTGGCCGCTTCAGTGGTCAATCACGCGAGGCAGAAGCATTCCTAAGGGATGGAACCATGCCAAAGGGGATCAAGCGAAACAACTTCTACCTGAACCTCATGAAGATGATCGATCCAGATGTGGTTCAGGGTGTCACCATCGATCGATGGGCAATGCGTGGACTGGGATACCACGGGGATAATCCAACGAAACGACAGTACGAGTGGGGGGAGGAGTTCTTCGGAAGGCTCACCGAGGCGTACAGGGACAGGTACGGCGTTGACGACATCCTCCCCCACCAGTTGCAAGCCATGCTCTGGACATCCTCTAGGTACATGGACAACACCGTCGCGCCGCACATGATCGATGTCCACGCGGGTCGCGTGGCCGCTGACTCCGTGCCGGCCCCCATGAGGTACGAGCACTTTGGAGACGTCGCCGAGAGGTGGCGAGGGATGGTGACCTCCGAAGCCATACCCCATCCGTCATCCGGCACCCTACCGGGCCTCGAGGACATGGGCCTCGCCTCCCGGCGTGAGTACACCAGACAGCTTGAGAGCATCATTGCAGACCCGACCACCGGCATAGACCGATTGGCCACACTGGTCAGCGAGCAGGGCGGCTTCCTTATCCATGGAACCGCGGAAGGTGAGGGCCTCTACCAGGGAATACGAAACCCCGGCCTCCAGCTCGAGGTTAGTGTCCCAATCCAGAATCGGATCTCCGACGCGCTGGAGGCTGCCTATGGCAAGAGAGAGGGTGGAGTCAGGGGGGCGGTCAAACTCTTCCTAGAAGAGGAAGAGGCAGCGAGAGCCGCCCTAGCGGCGGGAGAACCCCTCCCGACCAGACACATGCCAACGCTCATCCCAGAAGCCGCTGAGGACGCCCTGAGGGCCTACGCACTAGCCCGACAGTACATCACCAGGCAGGAGGGCGTAGCCTGGCACCGAGCTTTCCCGGTTCCGGCACAAAAGTACGCCAACGGGATCATCCTAGATCTCAGTGAAATGATGACTCGGGAACAACAGGACCGATTGTATGGTATCATCCATAGAGAGATCGGGGCTAAGGCTGCCGATGCCATTGTGATAATCCCGAGTTCCGAAGGAGTTCGTATTCTCAACTTCGGGGATTACCACCCAGATGGACGCAAGTTCTTACACGACCTAAAGGAGTGGATTGATGCCGCAGGAATCACGACAAGACCAGACCGCGAAGGAAACTGGGGAACAGCCTTCTACGGAACCGGCGCAGGAACAGGACGCATCGGTTACGTCGAACACGACTGGGCAAGAGACCCCACTGGAGGACGCATCTTGGGTGCGCTTGATGACATGGGACGAGGAGACGTCGTCCGCTTTCTCCATGACACCGCTCCGCAAGTCCAAGCTCTCAACGAGCGGTGGGCCGGAGAAGGCGCAGGAGCCGCCGGCCAGTTCATAGATTCTGCGGGCCGACCCATCAAGTCCGATCCGGGCTGGGCACCGACCAGGCGACTGGCCCAAGAGATCGCCGTCGATGGCGGCACCATGGAGGTGCGTGGGCTTGTGCAACTCACCCCCGATGCGGCAGAAGCCATCGTTCGCGGATTCCAGGGTGCCGATGTTGAGACCCTGGTCCACGAAGTCCTTGGACACGTCGTCCAGAACCAAATCCTGAACCGGGAAATCCCGCGACACATGCGACCGGGTCGCCTCACTGACGAGGCGATCGAAGAGGTCGAGCGGGCCTTCGGTGTCTTGGATGGCAAGTGGACCGTGGAGCAGCAGGAGCTCTGGGCCGAGGCCGTGGTCGAGTTCATCAGAGGTGGTCGCCTGGCCGAAATCCCGGCAGACTCTCCACTTCGCCCTGCACTGGAGATGGTCGGCGCGGTCCTTCGCGACGTCTACTCCGATGTACGACGATCCCCCCTGTCCGACACCATGACGACAGACATGGTTCGCCAGGTTGAACTCCTCTTCACCCGTGACGATCTTCCCATCCGTGTTGGCGGGGGCGAATGGATGGTCAAGCCCGCGACATGGGGTGCCACAAAGGAACGTGTCCGAGCACTCAAGAAGAAGGGAGAGGACTGGACCGACACCATCATGGCAGACATGGTGGCTGGTGTCGCAAGGGATCGGAACTCGAGGGGTGAACTGAAGCCCCGAGGTCACGCCGCAGTTGATCGATTCGACTTCCAGAACCGGGAAGACGTTCAGAGACTACTTGCCGCCACCGAGCAAATGATGCACGAGCTCCGAGTGGAGGGGATAGCCCCGCCCCGTGGAGCGGCACTACGCGCCCTCAACCACGCAATGGGCCGACACGACGGGCAGATGTTCGACACCTACGACAGGCTCTACCAGCACTTCAACACAAGCAACAGCGGCCACGCGATGGACGACATCATCCAGGCTGGCTTGCAGATTCTTGAGTGGCAGGGACGCAGGGTTGTTGATCTGTCGCGACGAGCAGATCGAACCAAGTCCATGGTGGACTACGCCATGCTCCAGAGGGAATTCCTCCAGTACCAGATTGCGATCGAGCAAGTTGGCCACCTTCGCGCAGACTGGGGCCGTGCTGGTCAGGCACTCCAGGGTCGTACTTCACTACCCACGGTGGAGGAATTGCTAGACCCGGCCAGGGCGGGGGAGTTCGCCGAACTCGCCGGCATCAACAACGAGACCGGGCAGGAGCTGGTCAACCTCGTAAGAAATCTCGACATGACCAACCCATCAGACATGCGTCTTGGGGCCAGGGCAATCGTTGAGTCCAACAGGACCGTCGGCTCCCGAGCGAGCAACGTGTTCATGGAAATCTACATCAATGGTCTCCTCTCCGCACCATCGACCTGGTCCGGCATCGCGGTGGCCTCACCCGTGCTAGTCACGGCAGTGGAGGGCCTCCAACACTTCATCGGTGGCATGGTGCCCCGAATCGTTGGAGGCGGTGGTGCCCCACAGATGGCAGAGGCAGTCATGAACTTCCAGAGGTGGCTACGAAACCTCACCATGGGTGCGCAGTACTCCCTGCGTGCCTTCACGCAGGAAGGCGGCGTCTTCGTCACGAATCGCGACCTCATCGATCTCCCCAGAAGTCGTCGCCGAGCGATCGCCTATGGCGAAGGCCAGCCCATGCAAGGGGGACCAGTACGAGACTGGATGGGAGAACGTGGTGTTCTTCAGCCTGGCGAGAACGATAGCTCCCTCCTCTGGTGGATGATCAACGGGACGGGTCGAGCCGTCCGCGCACCGGGCGACGCAATCGCCACGGTGGACGAACTGTTCAAGCAGGCCCATGGACGCACGGCACTTGAGGCCAAGATCTATGGCGACGAAATGAACCGCATGCTCACCGAGGCCGGATTGGGGGAGGCCAGCACTTTCCGACGTGGAATAGCCGCAGCCGGGATGCATCGCCAAGTAAATGAGCGGGTCGCGGCAACCATGGACACCATGATCGTCGATGGGCGACTGCGGACCCGCGAGGTCCTTATGCAGGAGGCCCTGGCTGACCCCGCAATCAAGGCAATGGATGACGACCTCGACCGTGCCATGGCCATCACGGAGTGGATCAATGAACGCTGGACCACGAGACACAAGGAACTCGTCGATCACGCGATCGACTACTCCACGCGGGCCACATTCCAGGGCGATGTATCAAGCTCCATGGGCAAATGGCTACAAGCCGGACTGAGCAACTACCCAGTCATGAGGGTCATCATCCCCTTCTTCCGAACGCCGGCCAAGATCTTCGAGCGGTTCTTTGGGTACAGCCCAACCAGCCTAGGCATGGAGATGGCCAACCGATCATGGAGCCTCGCACGCGGTCACGGATTCACTCTCAGCCCCGACTCCGCCATTGGCAACCTGCATCGCAAGACCATGGCAGACATCGCACGCGGAGGACGATCCGCCGCAGAGGCTCGAGGCCGCCAGGCAGTGGGCGTTGCCCTCTTCTACCAGGCGTATGAGTGGGCAGAGGGTGGTCTCATCACCGGCGGAGGTCCCGAGGACCCCAATGCACGCCGAGTTCTCATGCAAACCGGATGGCGGCCCTACTCCATCCGCATCGGAGACACCTACGTCAGTTACGCAAAGGGAGACCCGTGGTCAATGGCACTGGGCGTCATGGCGGACACCTATGAGTACCTCAACGCCTCCGAGGGCGTGGGCGACGATGGCGACAAGGTCGGCTTGACCATGGCGGTTCTGTATGGACTCATAGGAAACATGGAAGACAAGTCCTACCTCCAGGGTCTGGACGCAGTCTTCAAGGCACTCCGCGACCCCGAGAACTTCGGCCAGCGGTGGGCGATTCAGCAGACCACGGCCTTCATGCCATTCAGCTCCGCCCAGCGTGCTGGGTCTCGTGCAGGCAACCCGACACTCACGGAGACCAGAACACTCCTTGATTCCGTACGCGCTCGCACCTGGATCCTCGGCCAAGAGGGTGTACCAGATCGGTACAGCCTCCTCGGTGAGGTCATGACCCTCGAGGGCATGGGTGAACCGGGTCGCATAGGCTGGATGAACACCATGAACCCCTTCCGGCTCTCTTACGCAACCGACGACCCTGTCTACGAGGTGCTCGCCGGCATCGACTTCTCCATGCGTCTGCCAAGCCACACGAAGGATGGCGTGGAGATGCTGCGATACGTCGCGGCATACTCCGAGCGTGTCGGGGAAGGCGCACCAGTCATTGTGGGCACCTCCATCCCAGACCCGGACTGGGTGAACAGCGAGGGCATGCAGCCCTACGACTGGTGGATGCGAGAGATTGGCCGAGTCACCATGTCCGGCGGGCCGGGTGGTGGGCAAATCGGCTTGCGAACCTACCTAGAAAGACTATTCGACGGGGTGGGCAGTCAGGGCAGGAACTGGGCCAGGCTGGAAGCCGACACGCCCGCGAATCGAGCCGCAAAGCGAGAGATGATTGGCGGCGTCATCTCCGCGTACCGAGCGGCGGCATATGCGCATATGCTCAAAGAGTTCCCCGCCTTCGCAGCCGCCACAGCGGAAGTCAGAGAACAGAGTAAACCGGAAATTGCCCCCCTGTCGGCGGCCCCGCAAGGACAAAACGACCTTCAGAGCGTGCTTGACACGATCGGAGCAGCATAATGAGCGACGACCTCAACACCATCAGTGACCTGTTTGACTCGGTCCTTCTCGACATGCTCAAGAACGGTCGAGAGACGGTGGATGAAGACGGGGACCGCGTCCGCATACCTCCCTCGGCAGCGGACCTGAACATAGTTCGTCAACGCCTCAGGGATTGTGGAATCACTGCAATGCCAACTGCAAACAATCCCATCGGTTCAATCATCGAGGAAATGAAGAACCGGGGAATGAAGATTCATCGAGAACTGCCGGATGTCTCAGATGAAGCAGACGCCGCTGTCGGCTGAGCCCCCGATTGTCTGCGTCCGCTGGGTAGATGCGTGCGAACCCGAAATGAATAGCGACCTGCGAGTTGATGACCGCCCGGAGGTTCAGAAGGTCTGTCAACTGGGATTCATGATTGACAACAGTTCTTGCAGCATCACCATCGCCGGGGCACGAAAGCCCGACGCAGAGTCAGCAACCTACGACTACATGATCACGATCCCCCGGTGCTGTATCTCGGAGATCACCATCATGGAGGCGGCTGGTAGCACCGCGATCAATCGCTGTGGCCAGTGTGAAGACTAGGGCCAAGAGGCCCACCTGGACTTCCACGCAGCTCAATAGGAATGTGGTCAGGGTTGACATGAGTGCGCCCAAGACCGTGGGCTGGGAGCAGTGGTTCCTGCTCAGTTCCGACAGGCACCACGACAACGCCCACACGGACCAGGACCTCGAGCGACGACACCTCGACCAGGCTCTTGAGAAGGGGGCCGGGATTATCGATTGCGGTGACCTCCACTGCGGAATGCAAGGAAAATATGACAAGAGGTCAGACCTGAGCCAGTGCAGGCCAGAGCAGCAGCAGGGCCGCTACCTTGACAGCCTGGTCGAGTACGCCGCCGAGTTCTACGCCCCATATGCGCACAACTGGATAGTCGTCGGACGCGGGAACCACGAGCAATCGATCCTGAAGAACCACGAGACCGACCTCACGGAGCGAACGGTCCAGGCCCTCAACACCATGACGGGGTCGAACATCCAGGCCGGCGGGTACGGCGGCTGGGTGATCTTCGCGATCAAGCGACACGGGTCAATCAAGACATTCCGCCTGAAGTACTTCCATGGCGCAGGTGGCGGGGGACCAGTCAGTCGCGGCGTTATACAGACCAACAGAATGGCCGTCTACACCCCCGACGCCGACATCGTAGTTACGGGGCATACCCATGATCAGTGGCTGGTGCCCATCGCAAGAGAAAGAATCAACACGGTGGGCAAGGTCTTTGTTGACGAGCAGGTCCACTGTCGTGCGGGGACCTACAAGGACGAGTACGGTGACGGCCACAGCGGGTGGCATGTTGAACGCTGGGGTCCGCCAAAGCCGGTAGGCGCATGGTGGATGAAGTTCTACTGCAGGGATAGGCAAGACTTTCGGTTTACACTGATCAGGACAGATTGATGAGCGATAAGGATCTCACCCAGTACGTCGGGCGGCTCGCGGAAGACTTCAGATTCTTCCTCGCCGAGCTCTGGCTAGAGGTGGGCCTGCCGGACCCGGCTAGGCACCAGGTTGACATGGCGGACTGGCTCCAGACGGGGCCTCGTCGACGTGGCGTCAAGGCGTTCCGCGGCGCGTCCAAGACGTGGATCACGATCGCCTACTGCCTCTGGCGTCTCTTCATCGACAGTGGCGAGAGAATCATGCTGGTCTCCAAGAGTGAGGCCCACAGCAAGAGCTCCCTCCACATGGCCAGGCAGTGGATCAAGCAGGTTCGATTCCTGCAACACCTCTCTCCCGACAAGAAGTCGGGACAGCGGGACGCTGCGACGATGTTCGACATCGGGCCGTGCAAGCACGACCGGACGGCGTCCTTCACGGCCTACGGCATCGGCGGCCAGCTCACCGGGGCGCGGGCGTCCGTGATCGTCAGCGATGACGTCGAGACCGCCCAGAACACCCTCACCCTGGAGATGCGTCAACGCCTGCGTGAGCAGGTGACCGAGTTCGAGAACATCCTGATCCCAGGCGGCGACATCCTGATCTTGGGTACTCCCCACCACGAGGAGACCCTGCTGGATCGGCTCACTGAGGGTGGCTACACCTTCCGGGCTTGGCCCGCAAGGATTCCACCCGAGGGCATGGAGGTGGAGGGCATCGCGCCTCTGTACGAGGTGATGCTGTCGGAGGGATGTGAGAAGGGAGACCCGGTCTGGCCGGAGCGGTTCACCCACCAGGAGCTCAGCGAGCGGGAGGCGGCGGAGGGCCGATCCGTCTTCGCCATGCAGTACATGCTGCAGAGCCAGATGGCGGACGACATCCGCTATCCCCTGAGGCTCAAGGACCTCATCATCTTCCCCATGACTCGGGACAAGGCCCCGGTCACTATCGCCTGGGGAACACACAACGATCGCGGTGGCCCGACTCGGCTTGAGGAAATCCCGAGTCTGGGGTTCGGCACGGACGGGTTCTTCAGCCCCATCATGTACGACGAGCGGTGGATGCCCTACTCGGGAACAAAGATGTCCATCGACCCCAGTGGTCGTGGAGAGGACAAGACGGCCTACGCGGTCGTGTCCTACCTCAACGGGTATCTCTGGGTGAAGGCCGTAGGCGGCTTTGACGGAGGTTTCAGCGAACAGGTACTTGAGGGCCTCGCGTACCAAGCGAGGCTCCACAACGCCCGTCAGGTGATCGTGGAGGAGAACCTAGGGGCCGGCATGTTCACGCAGCTCTTCGAGCCAGTCCTGCAGAGATTCTTCACCGAGCCTGGCGAGGACAGCGAGTACCCGGATGGGTGGGCGGCCTCCGTCGAGGACGTCCGAGTGACGGGCCAGAAGGAGCTGAGAATCATCGGGGCCATGGAGCCTCCGATGAACCAGCACCGGGTCATCTTCCACCCGGACGTGGCCCACAACCAGGACCTCCAGAAGCAGATGACCAGGCTGACCAAGGACCGAGGGTGCCTGCGTCATGACGACGAAATCGATGCCCTCTCCCTCTGCATCAACCAGTGGCAGGACTACATGTCCACGGACCCGAAGAAGCACGCGGAGGAGCGATACCAGAGGTTCCTCGAGGACGAACTACGCGAACACTATGGGGCCATGGGGATAGCCGGGCAGGAACCCCGGTGGTTCACCCACAACGACTAGGAGATCCCAAGATGCCCAAGAAGTACGGCTACACCTCGAAGGGGACCGGCATGAGCAACGCCAAGCGTCCCAAGAAGAAGAAGTCAACCCCAAAGCGGAGGAAGCGTTAATGGCCAGCAGAAAGAAGAGGCCGGGATTCAGGTCCGGCAGGGCGACCGGGATCTACGGCAAACGACCCCGGTCCAAGCTAGTCACCG